ATAGGTCATGGCCATTCCACCTTGCTAAGACACCATAGGCCCATAAGTCCATGTAATTAAGACCCTCACGGCGTATACCATACTCGACTATTTGTACTGCATTATTCATAGAGAAGCTGCTTCCATAAGGAGTACCTTCGAGTAAGGTGCCATTTAATCCCAAGATAAGAGCTACACATGATGGTGCCACTAGTTTCTGAAACATAATTTGGTCATCTATAATCTGATATCCATAATCCTGTAAATGTGGAATATTGAGTTGACCAAACCGTACTCTAGTACTATACTGACTGTCTAACCCTTCGTTTATATAGGTGTAACAATCATGAAATGCGCATCTTAGTATACGCTTGCCTGTAATAGCAGATACGAGAGCATCTGCACGGTAAGTCTCGTCTAGACCCGTATGTATAGTAAACCGCATTTTACGCATCAGGTCTTCTGTATTAATACTGTTATATATTGAAAGAAATTCTCCCCAATACCAACAAGTGTTCATGAAGAGGGATATAAATATACTAGACTGTCCGGGCCCTGTTAATGTATTGGCTAAATCCTGAGCATCATCTGATATACAAATGCCCTCGCCTTGGACCAACTCGGGCAAAGAGGCACGACTTAATCCTAACTTAGGCAAACGTAAACTACGCTTGATATGGGTCCACCAGTGTGATTCAACGGTCTCCGTTGCTGGCTGAGCCACCCAATAGCGCAATAGTATAGAAGCTTGTTTAGCCTCCTCGTATACTCTATGATTACGTACTAATTTGCCAAACATTGATTGGAGTTCCCTTTTAGTGTACTCACCTCGCCCATTCTGTATAACAGGAGCATTAAATGCCCTGATACTTGCTCTCCCTAAGCGAAAGTCAATATCTTGATCCACTAAAAAGGGTGTTGATCTTGTATTGCCTTGTAACAATGTCGTTAGTATTGCCACTTCTCGGGTAGTGAACCCAGATAAATTCAACGCCCCTTTGTAGTCAGCCAGAGCACGTATAGCTATATCGGTATCGGGGTATATTTGATTTACAGCTATTAAAGTGACGTTGACTTCTGGTGCTGTATGGAATAAATGTGTGGGTACAGCAAACCTACCTTTAATAAAACCAAAGTGTTTGCCAAAGGCATTGCCGCTACTACTGTGTCCGTCGTTATAGGTATACATATGCCATACCTTGATAGTATACTTAAATTGAAAAGCCTCAGT